CGATGAAGCTTATTGGCTTCCGGGTGACACATCACAATCAGATTATCAGTTCATTCCTGACGGGGGAAATATTCAAGCCATCAGTGGTGGTGAATTTGGACTTATATTATTAGAAAAATCTATCGTAAGAATGAGTTACATTGGTAGCCCATTGTTCTTCCAATTCGATGTAATCTCTCGTGGTTTAGGTTGTTTAGAAGGTAACTCTGCAACCCAATATGGTAATACTACATTCTTCTTATCTGATGATGGTTTCTATAAATGCGATGGTAATACAGTCGTAGGAATAGGTACAGAAAAAGTAGATCGTTATTTCTTTGATGATGCATTGCTAACTGATATTGACACAATGTCAGCCTCTGTTGATCCTATTAGAAAGTTAGTAGTATGGAACTATGCCAATGTGGGTGGTGGAAGATCTATTCTTATTTACAATTGGCAGTTAGATAAATGGTCAAGAGCAACAACACAAACAACGGGCATTGGAAGCTCTGTAACGACCACAGGTGAGACTTTAGAAAGTTTAGAGACCAACCTAGGCTATACTAATTTAGATACTCTACCAGCCTCTTTAGATGATCGTTTATGGATTGGTGGTAAGTTCTTATTCTCAGGATTTAATGATAGAAAAATTGTTACTTTTACAGGCTCTAATTATGACTCTGAATTAGTGACTCCTGACTTAGAAGAAGGCTATAACTCGTTCTTAATGTTAGTTAGGCCGCAAATTGATGAAGGCTCTGCTGATATTGAAGTAGCTTCTCGTAAAGAACTAAGTGACCCTATTATATTTGATGTAAAAGCAACCACTTCTACTGAAGGTCGAGCTTCTCTTAGAAGTCGTGGTAGATATCATCGAGTCAAAGTAAAGCCAACAGGTAACTGGAAAAATGCAGTATCTATAGATGTTGAGTTGAAACCAGCTGGTGGTAGATAATGCAGTTTAGAAGATTACAACCTGAGTTTGCTACAACTCGTGAAATTGCAGAAATTACAAATACAATATTAAATGGTAAGTTAAACTGCACAGGAACTGTTACATTAGATACATCATGGGCAACCTCTACTACACTGTATGACGAAAGAATTAGTAGGGACTCAAAGATTATTTTAGTTCCCTATTCTGATGCTGCGGAAACTGCTACGGCTCCATATGGTGAGTTTACTAAAAATACCGATCAGTTATCACCTAGTGTTGGTAATACGGCAGTTGTAGATTGGACTACAGAACATGATATAAATGGCATATATTTAGATTCGGTTAACACCTCTAGAATATATGTTAGAAACGATGGTATATATAAAGCATTATTTTCTCTGCAATTAGCAAATGCTAATAACGATGCAGAATATGCTGATGTATGGTTTAGAGTAAATGGCAGTGATGTTGCTGATTCAGGCAAAAGATTTGGTTTACCAGCCAGAAAGTCTAATGGTGATCCATCTCATTTAACTGGGACAGCAAGTCATGTGTTAGATTTAACAGGTGGTGACTATTTAGAGATAGCTGGGGCTACATCTTCTACTAATGTTTCTTTAGAACATTATGCTGCATCAACAACACCTTATACAAGACCTTCTATACCATCTGCACAGATAAGTGTTACATATATAGCACCATTTAGCATGGACAATGTTTATATATCAGCACAAACAAATGGTAGTGCAACTGTAAGTCACTTTGCGAATAACACATCGAGCTTAGTTTACGGCTACGTTATAATAGGTTAAACCATTAGTGTTTATCACAGGTTATGAATCTATTTATAGTTCCTACTACACATGTTCATCAGTATTGGCATTTTGCTGAACCTCATCTCAAAAGAGCTTTAGCAGTCGGTGATGGTGAATTTTCACTAGATCAATTACGACAGTTTGTATCACAAGGAAACTCTGTCCTATTACTAATTATGGATGATGACAACAAATGTCATTGTGCATTTACAGTTCAATGGGTCATGTATCCTAATGATCGTATTGCCTATATTACCTACATTGGAGGTAAAACAACTCACAAATGTTGGGAGCAATTCCTCACATGGGTTAAAAATAATGGTGGTACTAAAGTCCAAGGATCTACAAAGTTACCCGGAATCGTCAGATTATGGCGAATTAAATGGAAGATGAAACCTAAATACACACTAATGGAGTATAAATTATGATACACGATTATTTCCCTGAATTAGATGGAAATCAGTCAATTGACAATGGTAAAATGGGTAGGCAACTATTCAAAGGTGGAGGCGGTGGAGGTGGTTCGTCTGAAACTACACAACAGTTAGACCCAACTGTTCGTCCATTTGTCAAGTATGGATTAGAAGAAGCAAAGGCACTTTATCAAACAGATTCTCCTAACTACTATCCTAATCAAACATATGTATCTCCATCTTCACAAACCCAAACTGCTTTACAGGCTGCACAAAATCGAGCTTTACAAGGTTCTCCATTACTCCCAGCAGCTCAACAACAATTACAAGGCACTATTCAAGGTCAGTATTTAGGTAACAACCCATTCTTAAATCAAGCTATGTCAGGTGCTGCAAGTGCTGCAACGCAAAAATATAATGATGCAATGCAAAACACTCGTAGTGGTGCGGCCCAAGCAGGTCGTTATGGCTCAAGTGCAATGTTTGACCAATCATCTAGAAATAGTCAAAACTTAGCTAACTCTCTTGCTCAAGAAGCTGGTCGACTAATGTATCAGAACTATGGAGCTGAAAGAGATAGACAACAACAAGCAACTCAACTTGCTCCACAAATGGCTGCGGCAGATTATTTTGATATGCAACAATTACAAAATGTAGGACAAACAGCAGAAGACTACCAAAGACAAGCATTAGATGCAGATATTGCTAGATTTGAGTTTGAAGAAAACAAACCTTACACTAAATTACAATCTTACTTATCTGCTGCATATGGTGCCCCTATGGGTCAAGTATCTAAAACAGAATCTTCAGGAGGTGGTAAATAATGTTTGGTATAGGAAATTTTCTTCCATCATTTATTTTTAATGTCGCTCAAGGTAAAGATCCTTTAGAGGCTACACAAAATGCAATGATTGATGGAACAATAGGTAGTATTGCAGGTCAGTTTAGTTCAGCGATTGGCCCTAATTTTAATGTTCCTCAATTTGGAGCAGTTCAAAATGCTGCTAATGTACCTAGTTTACTAACAAATTCTCAGGGCATTGTAGATGCAGGTATGGGATCAGTTATCCCTATGGGAAGTAATGCTGGTTATCTTGGTCCAACAAGTATGATGGAAACATCTGCTTTAACTAATCCTGTTTTAAATAACCCATCTGTAACTAACTCTGCTTTAAATAATTCAGGCAATATTATGCCATCATACATGGATACATCAGGTCTTAGTTATGATCAAATTGCACAAATTCCGGGACCTGGGGGTTTTGAACCATATGTAACTACAGGTCGTGCAACTAATCCTTTAGGATCTACAACTGCAAGAACTGACATTCCTCAACTAGGACCATTTAATGCTGGACCTGACATGTCTAAAGTTATAACTCCTGAAGTGCAAGACTTAGCTAAAGCAGGTGGTTTTGAAGAAGTACCTCTGTATAAACAAGCCTCAGATAAAATTATTGATTACGTAAAAGATAAACCATTAGAATCTGCATTTATGGCAATGACAGTTGGTGGAGGTGTATATGAAGGCATGAAAGAGCCTGAGCAACAAATACAAACGGCTACATTAGGACCTAGACCTCAAAGTAACTTTAAAGAAATGAAAGGTCCAATCTTTCAAGTTCATAGATCACAACCAATTAAATCAAGATTAGGTTAAAGGAAAATATTATGTCAAATCCATTTGATCCATTAAATCCATTACAGGGTTTAGAAAACATTCCGGGAGTTAGCTTTGACGGGGCAGACAATTTTATCACCACAGGTGGTTTGCAAAAAGGTGCAAGAGGGTTACTTACAGGTATTAAAGAAGGATACAATCCTGCATTAACACTAGGATTGGCTGGTACTGAATTTATTGGTGGGCAAAGAGAAGCTGCTTCTAATTTAGCAAATATTGCAAAAACAAGACAAGATATTATTAAGTCAGGTGTAGATATTACTAATACAGGGTTAGACATCCAAAAGAAAAAGTTTGACTTTGGTAATGATCAAACTGCTAGAAATGCACTAATGATGTACATTAATCAATTGCCCGTAGAAGAACAGTTGATGGCATTAAGTAATACTGAAGAGTTTTCTAAAAACTTAATTGCTAGAACTAGCCCTACAGGATCAATTAAAGAATACGAGTATGCAGTAGGTCAAGGCTATCCGGGCACTTATGCAGATTATGTAAAAAATATTGAAAAATTCCGTGCTACTACATTTAACATGGGTACTGAAGGCTCTTATGCTCAAGCGGCAGGTAAAGGTCTATTTGAACAAGATTCAGAAATGATCAATAAAGCATTTCAACAACAAAACCTTAATAATGAATTAAATGTTGCTGCTGATTTGATTGCTTCAGGTAAAGCATACACAGGTGCATTTTCACCTCTTAAATCAACTTTTGGTTCTATACGAAACACAATGTTTAAAGATGGTAAGTTCGATCAATCAGTATCAGCGACTGAGTTCTTAAATGCCATTACAGGTAAACAAGTATTCCCAATGATTGGTGAGTTAGGTATTGGTGCTCGTGGTCTTGATACTCCAGCTGAAAGAAGATTCTTGCAACAAGTTATGACTGGTGACCCAAGCATGAACCCTGATGCATTAATCAAAATGAACATTATGGCAAAACGTAGACAAGCATATTTTGCTGACCGCTATAACAAAAAAATTGAATCAGGTGGTTTTAAAAATTATGAAAAAGCATCTTCAACAAAACTTGATAAATTAGAAATGGGTAATGTTGTACCAATTAAAGGAGCTAAATTTAGACAAGGCGATAAAATTGTTCAAGTCTTTAATGATGGGTATGGTAGATATGTTGACGAAAGTGGCAATGTAGATATGACTCAAAAAGCAAAAGACAAGAATGGAAATATTGTCGACTTTGTAGATACCGATTACACTCTTGTATCAACAAAAGCTCAAGTCAATGAACCAATGACTCCAGTGGGGAATCAATAATGGCTGCAAGTGAATTTGAAAGAATAGAAGAACCTACGATTAGCGATGTACCTGAGTTTGAAAGAATAGAACCTTCTTATGGTATACCGGGAGAATCACCTCCTATGGCTAATACAGAACGATCTCCTGTAGATGAGTTCTTTAGAAAACTAGGAATGGTTGGTCGAGGTGCTAGTGTTCCTGCTGTTGGAGCATATCTTGGAAGTAGAACAGGTAATCCATATTTAACTCTTGCAGGTGCAGGTGCATTAAGTCTTGCAGATCTTACAGCATTAGGATTAGATGCTTCAGGCATGGATATACAAAAATATCCATCTGATTATGTAAAAGATTTATTGGGTTTCCCTCAGCCTGAGACAACAACAGAAAAAGTGTTAGAAGCAGGTGCAGAGGGATTTGCAGGAATAAAACCATCAGCAGGTGCCTTTAAACAACTTGCAGAATCAAGCACAGGTGTACCACAGAAAATATTTGATTTGTTAAGTGTTGCTCCAAAGTCACAAGCATATGCTTCAGGAACAGGTGCAGGTACAAGTCAATATGTATTAGAAGATACAGGTGATCCAACGAAAGCAATGTTTGCTGGTTTAGCGGCTGGACTACCTTTTGCAGCAACAGCAGGTCGAGCTAACTTATTTTCAGGATCAAATGTTTTAAAAAATAAATCATCGCAACTATATAAATTTGCAACTGACCAAGGAGTTACATTTAAAAAACCTGCATTTATTAGTTTATATAATGATGTAGAAAGTAAAGTCAAACCACTTATTGGCTCTTTAGTAGAAAAGACTGATAAAGGTATGTACAAATTAAATCCAAATATTGGCTCTGCTGAAGTGGTGACAGGAACTCCTAAAACATTACGTTACTTAAATGAATTTAAAGTATTAACAGAAAAAAATGTAACATTAGATGATCTACAAACATTACGAACTAATATTAATAGATCAATTATGAAATCATCAGATGAAGAAGCTAATGCACTTAGAAAGTTAAGAGATGGTATAGATGACTTTGTAGACAAAGCTGATTCAAATGCTTTATCAGGATTTTCAGGTCCAACAAACAAAGCGGCCCAAGCTAAAGAGGCTCTCAATAAAGCAAAAGATTTATGGAGAAGAGGATCACGAGCAGAGTTACTTGAAGACATAAATCAAACTGCATTAATTAGAAGTGGTCGTTCAAGAAAAGAAGTAAATCAGATCATGTTAGATAAGTTGGAAACATTAAGAAAGCGTAGTGATTACAATAAAATGTTTTCACCATTAGAAAGAGAAGCAATTGATAAAGCATTAAAAGGTGGAGAGGTTTCATCATTCTTAAGAGGATTAGAAGGTGAGTTAGGGTTAGCTTCAACTACAATGGCTTCAGGCATGACTTACCCAGTCTATCAAAGTTTACCTGAAAATGTACAAGCATATGCTGCGGCCCTACCTATTATTCCAAGAATATTACAATCAGGAGCAGGTCGTGGGGCAGGACTATTAGAGCAAAGACAATTAGCTTCATTAGAAGACATGATTAGAAAAGGTGGCCCTTTAAACCTTGCTGAACAAGTCGGAGCTAATCTTATTAACCCAGCTCTTATTGCAGGTAGATCTACCACAGGCAGTTTAGGTGGCATGGCTGGACTCTTAGGGATATGATATGGGACGAATTAACACTTCCCCCAATCAATTTGTATAATGCACCAAAAGGAAATAGAAATGATAGAGCCCGATAAGGTAGAAGGTATGATTTGGGAAAACAAACATGGGTTATCTAAGCATGAAGCAATTTGTGTTGAAAGATATAACAACATGATTAACAGAATTGTTCGGCTTGAAAGAATTGCTCTTGGTGTAGCTGGTGCGATTATTTTCTTACTTGTACAGATTGCATTAAAATTGCCTGTATGAAAAGGGACACCCTAATTATAGTTTGCATATGTGTATTATGCTTTCTATGGGCTCAGTTAGCTTTTAGTGCAGACACTACTATTAAGTATAGTGGTATGCCTGTTCCATCTGCTATGGCTCCAAGTATTTCTGCTTTTGGTTCAGATCTTTGTCGTGTAGGAGTGTCAGGAGGAGCCAATACAGGCGTTATTGCACTTTCAGGTGGTGTTACCATCATTGATGAGAATTGTGAGCGTATCAAACTCGCAAAGGTGCTTAATGACCTTGGTTTAAAAGTAGCTGCAGTGTCAGTCCTGTGTCAGGATGAAAGAGTCTTTGAAGCTATGCTACAATCCGGGTCAACTTGTCCTATAAATGGAGCCTTGTCCGATGCTGCGACACGAGCATGGTATGAATTAAAACCTGAAGTATTTGAGAGGTTATATGGTAAAAACTGGACTCCTCCTACTATCACTTATCCTATGGAGTAATGTATATGCTTGGTCGTGTTGGTTTGAAAATGGCGAAGATGGTTGGTACTTGGAAGACACGATGTATTGCGAAGGCATATCAGTTGAAGAATCACTGTCTCAACATTATTGCGACTGGTATAGACCTGATGATCCAGTATGTGATCAATATCAAAACTTGGTGTGTGCAGAAGCTACTGAATTTAAAACAGAAGCTTGTCAACCCAATCATACAGGAGGTGTCAATTACAGCAGAAGTTATTCTTGTGCCACGCTCTCTTGGTCGCAGTGGACTGAAAGTAGTTCTAATTGCACTCCTCTACCTCACACTTGTCTTGAAAACATTGAGTCAAAAGTTATGGCATGTCCTAGTGGCTATGAAGGCTCAATTATGGAGCAAAGAATAACACAATGCCCGGATCCTTACGGAACTCCTATATATTCAGAATGGCTAGAAGAAAGCAATACATGTACTCAAAGCGTCAGCGATCCGATAAGCCCCATATCAGTAACGAGCCCCTCAAACCCTGTCAGTCCCACCCCAATAGGTTCTGCAATTGCACCACCGATTACTGTGGAGCAGACGAATGAATCAGTCGCTATGGAGAAACTGCAAGAATCGATTGAGGAGAGTCAAGATAAAACTCAAGAAGTAAGTAGTAATTCCGACACCGAGCAACAACAAGACGATGATGGGAGTGAGAAAAGTGGAGAGGATAGGGAAGACACATCTATCGACTCTACGAAAGAACTTGTTCATGGTTTTGGATTAACCCTTTCAATGAATATTTTAAATAAACCAATGGAGTTCTATCAACCACCATTGGAAGATGCATTTTCAATTTTACAGGAGTTTCCAATCAGTGAAGATACCAGAAAGTTTCAACTTGAACTTATCCGACAAGACGATATCGAGAATTATTATTTTTCTATTTCCGATTATACTTGGGAGCGGTTACGGGGCAGTAGTCTTTATTGAGAAAATGAATAAAACAATTGCTGCAACAAGTAAGTTTAAAGTCATTGAAGATTCTATTGCACAATTAGAGCACCATGTTAAGTCTATCAAAGAAAGACAATTAGAAAGTATGGATTCTAATATCAGATTACAAGAGAAAGCAAGTGATGCTATTGCTCTTGCACGAGAAGCCAACTCTATTGCAAAAAGTACACAAAGAGAATTAGAGGCAACTACAGATGCAACTAAGTCAGAAGTAAGAACAATGATTAAATCTGTAGAGGATAAGCTAGAGGTAATAAAACGAGCTACTACAAACCCTTTGGACAGAAGATGAAAATAGATATTCAGACAGTTAGGTCTGTGTATGAAATGCTTCGTAATATGCCTATTTTACGTGATGTTGGTTACCCTCCATGCGAGGAAATAGATTTTGAATTACTCGATGTATCAGAAAAGGTTATGGCTACTTATACACCTGACCCGGATACTATTGGTATCTGCCCGGAACGGCATCGTTTTTTAAGTTCACTAATCAAGTCTATGCTTCACGAGATGATTCATATGGCTAATCACTATTATGGTAAGTCTTATATAAGACATGATAAAAACTTTGAAGAATTAAGAAAGAAGTTGTCTGATGAGTTTGGTTTTGATGAAAATGAAATATAGGAGATAGTATGGTTTGGACAGCATTAATTGGACCTGTAGCAGGTCTACTCGATAAGTTTGTTGAGGATAAAGATCAAAAGAATAAATTAGCTCATGAGATAGCCACTATGGCAGAAAAACAAGCACATGAATCTAATATGGCCCAAGTAGAAGTCAATAAAGCAGAAGCATCACATCGTAGTATCTTTGTGAGTGGTTGGAGACCTTTCTGTGGTTGGATATGTGCAGTTGCATTGTTATACCATTTTGTTATTCTTCCATGCATACTGTTCTTTGCTGCATGGTTTAGTGTCACCTTACCTGTACCTGATTTTGATATGGGATCACTCATGACTGTGCTTATGGGTATGTTAGGTCTAGGAGGCTTGAGAAGCTTTGAGAAGAGCAAGGGGTTAACTAAATGAGGCTATCCCCACACTTTAGCTTAGAAGAGCTTACTCACAGCGATACGGCTACTAGATTAGGTTTTGACAATACACCTAATGATGAAATTATTGTTAACTTAACTTTTTTAGCGAGTCAACTAGAACATGTACGATCTATACTTAATCATCCTATTCTTGTTAGTAGTGGTTTCCGTTGTCATGCTCTCAATGATCATTTGGGAAGCAACAGAACTTCTAAGCACACACAAGGTTTGGCGTGTGACTTTATCTGCCCTAGCTTTGGGAGTCCCCGTGATATCTGCGACACTCTCATTGCTGCAGGCTTAGATTATGATCAAATCATATTAGAATTTGATCGTTGGGTTCATATTGCATTTACTGAAGACAATCCTAGACAACAAGCATTGATCATTGATAAAGAAGGCACTAGAGAATATAAGTAGTTTTGCTGGTAAGCAAGTCATGGTACTATAAATTATAGTGAAGATCCTACTTATAGATATAGAAACATCTCCAAATACTGCTCATGTGTGGGGGTTGTGGAATCAAAATGTTAGCTTGAACCAACTCATGGAATCCTCCTATGTCATGTGTTGGGCCGCCAAATGGTTAGGTGAGGAAGAAGTTCATTTCTCTTCAATTATGGAAACTACTCATCGCAGAATGATTCGTAAGGTTCATAAGTTATTAGATGAAGCTGATGCAGTCATTCATTACAATGGCACAAAGTTTGACATTCCCACCTTAAACAAAGAGTTTCTACTCTTAGGTCTACGACCTCCCGCACCATACAAAGAAATAGATTTATTAAGAACATCTCGTAATAAATTTAGATTCCCATCTAACAAACTTGACTATGTTGCTCAAGCTCTTCAGTTAGGTGAGAAAGTAAAACACATCGGTCATGAACTTTGGATTAAATGTATGAATAAAGACAAAGATGCATGGGAGATGATGAAAAAATATAACATACATGATGTCGTACTTCTTGAAAAGGTATATCACAAAATGTTAGCTTGGATTAAAAATCATCCAAATCAAAATGGGTACCATGAAGGTACTGTTTGTCCTAATTGTGGTGGAAGCAAACTACACAAAAGAGGTGTTTCCTGTAACTCAACCCATCAATATCAGAGGTACGTATGTCGAGATTGCAATACATGGAGTCGAGGGAACAAGTCTCTTCTGAGAGGCAAATCATCCCTAGTAAGCGTTTAAGGTTAATAATGAATATAGAAGAAATAGCAGAACATATGACCGACAAAATGGTCATCGGAGTCGAGGTGCTTTATGATGCCAATGCAATGATTTTAACACTTGATGATGGATCATCTATTGAGTTAGTTGTTGATAGTATCTTTGCCGAAGTTCCAACATATGATTCGTAAAAGTAAGTCTCGTACCCCCAGGTCCATCACATTACCCAATGGAGTAGAAACAGACAACTACTCTAAAGATTACATTCTTTATTGCGAAGCTTTAAATCTATCCAAGAAACCATTATGGAAACGTAGAGAATGGTTAGACAAATTAAAAGACGAGAGTCGAATAGAAACTCTCAAATACTGGTTGGAGTGGATATGGAAAGAACGATCGTTATAGCAATAACTTTATATGCAGTTTACTGTTTTACTATTTTAATTAAGTCGCTAGGTAGCGTAATATAATCTTCATGCAAACACACTGTATAGTCTGCTTTTGGAAAGTGTTCTTGTGCATATACATTAGCATGAGCACAACTTAAAAAGTGCCCAACATACTCTCCCGGTTCCTTCCCAGTCTCATAATGCATATACAAGACTAAAACAAATTCAAACATCTACCAATACATCACGAGACGTCCATTTCGTCTCATAAGATGTCCTTGTAACGTAATTCTATATTCATTTTCTTTAAACTCCTTTAAGTTAGAAATTGCATGTGGAAAGTCACCTTTATGAATAATAATATCTTTTACTTCATAATCAAGATACTTTAGTCTATTGTTTTTTTTGTAGTCTAAGCCTCCCCCACTCTCAGGAAGTACGATAGGAACTGTAAAGCTCCATTCTTTCTGATCATCTTCTTGCTCAATTCCTAGGGTATTCCTAGGATGATCTGTATGCCAATTTTGAGGACAATCTAAAAAAAATGGATCTGATTGAAAGATATGAAAAGATGGTAGTGCAAAATCATGACCAAGACCAACAGGCTCACCAACAATAAGCTCCATCGTATCTTGAACTTCTCGATATAATGCACCAAAGTTTGTAATTAGTTTTTTATTTAATGATCGTGACTCATCATAGTAGGCTTGAGTCTTTCCATCAAGATAAGCATTGCGGCCTAAAGTATAGAATGGTATATCGAATCTTTTGATCCAATACCTGTTTAATTTTAAAACATTAAAAATTGTTTCATCAACATCAAAATCAAGTTTCAATACGTAATTTATCATCTTTCAGTTTATTATCAGGAAAAACTTTGTGCATCTTCCCGGATACCTGTTGTTCAACTTCTACTCTAATACCATCAGCTTCTAGAAAGAAGTTTAAATTTAGCCATATGCCATCAATCGCTATTTTTTTTGTTATCATTCTTACAATACCCTTTGTTGTTTGCTATTCCAATTTCTGTGTAAACACTACACCACCATTGGTCTTCATGGTAAATCTTTGCTGTGTCTTTACACTTATGGCAAACTTGGTTGCTGACTTTAATCTTCGTCATGTAATGGATCTTCTACCCACTCTGATGGCGTAACCATTGGCGACTTAGGCTCAAACCTTTTCTTTGCTTCCTTATAAAATGATTGCCAAGTCTCATTGGCTTTATCCAAATCCTGTTCTTGCAATTTTGGATCTTCATGTTTCTCAAGAAATCGAGCTGCATATTTAATATGATTAGCCATATGTACACACTCAATACCTTTTAGCTTGTGCAACATATATTCAATTACTTGATAACACTCCAATCCAAATCTTACATACCACTTTGGTTTTTTTACTGGGTCAATCATCATCATAATCCTCCTCAAAGTCATCTAGAATATCACTACTATCATCCAATGTATCAAACTTCTTCCTACCAATGTAATACCTATGTATATCTTTTTGCATAGATTTTACAAAATCTAAACTATCGATATTTTTTCTTAAAACATCAATATCAACATTTACCAGCCAACAACATAACTCTAACATATATGAATCATTCATGATCCAAACATATGCTTTTCTTCTATTATAGTTTTTTCTTTCTTCATTGTTTGGTTTTTTAGATAAATCATGAACAGCTTGAACGAAAACTGAAACGAGTAGTCTGCCATCAGGAGTCTTTGAAAGCTCCTGTCTTAAGGCATCACTACCAAATCCACTCGTAATCATAAAAATCCTTAGGTGTTTGTAATGATGGTAACACGAAACTTATTCCAGTGTCGACTATAATGTAGGTATGTTAGACGGGTAATGATCTTTAATGTCCGTCCAACAAATTTTAACGAAGGGAGAAGCATATGTGGACAACACCATCAGCAACTGAAATGCGTTTCGGTTTTGAAGTAACAATGTACGTTTGTAACAAGTAAAAAAAAGAGGGCATCACTGCCCTCTCTTCATTTGATCTACTAAAAGACTAGAAAGGATCATCTTCTAGCATATCAACACTTTCAGCCTGAGGCTGAGTTTTTACACCACCCTGACCACTGTTTTCAAGCTTAGGAGATATAGTACAGGAGATGTAAGTGTCACCTTTACTATCTTTTTCGATCCAACCAGCCACCCTCCAATTCCTATCCTCACCAATTGAAGCTGGGCCAGTGTAATCAGGTGACTTTGGATTGTCACCCTTGTTAGTATTTTTGTAAATTGCACAGGAAATTTTTTCCATGATTACTCCTTATCTTTAATTTTATCTTGAGTTGAATCATTCATAGTTTCCATCAACTCACCTACCTCATTTAAGAACTCAGTGACTTCATCCTCTAGTTCTTTTATAAGTTTATCATCTCTTTCCACTCTTTGCACGTACATTTGTAAGTGTTCAGGAAATGATCCATTGTAGCTTACAAAATCACACCATTTGCGATTTGTACAAGCCATTTGCCACTGCATCTGATATAGGTAGTTTCTTTTAAATTTACCTGTTAGTAAAGTTTCAGTATGAGTATTTGGTTGAGGGCATTTGATCTCGATCAATCCATCCTCACCTACATATCCATCAGGACTAGCTCCTGTCATTGGAATAGTAGGGTGATCAACAAAACCTGCCTCCTCGACTTCACCATGAGCCAAGATGTATGACATTTTTGCTTCATCCTCAGTATCTATTCCATGTTGCATAGCGGCATTAATATATGTGTCAGCTTTTTTACCAGTAAGTCTTTCAGTTATTAATTGTATCTTATATGACTTACGAGTAGCTGACTCTCCAGTTTTAATCTTAGAAGTCACTGCACCCAGCATACTTGCAGTTACCTTACCAAGCCTAGCTTGAAACCACTCATCCGTTCTCTGTTCCATCTTTTTCCTCATCTTTCTTTATCTTATTTATAAATGGAAGTGCTTCTTTTCTTTCATTTGCAGTCATTTGGTTAAATACTTTTTTTAGTCCCTCCATACCACCATCCTCATAAGCCTCAGTAATCTGATCCTCAATAGATAGTGAGAACAGGTCCTCACCTCGATATACATACAAACCTAATCCAAATAAACTAACACATTTTGCTAAACATCTTTTTTGTGCAGTATTAATTGCCATTGCATCAGGTTTTTTTATGGCCCTATTATTTAATAATACCGGGAGTTGCTCGGTTAAAGTTTTACCAAAAGCTTGTACAGTAACAGATACCATAACTGTTTCATTATATTCTTGTGGAACGTTGTAACAGAACACAGCATCTTTATCTTGCTTTAAAAACAAAGTCCAAATATCTGCCCAAGACACATAATTGAATCGACCTTTTTGTTGAACATGTTTATCGACATTAATTTTATTTAATGCTTCAAAATCGTAGTTGTTATCAGACATCATTGTCTCCTTTCGTAAATGACCATATAACTTTATCATGAAAATATTTGACAAGCAATAGTTGACAATTAATATTTCACGGATTAAATTATCACTATTCATTAACTAAAAGGAGAAGAAAATGGATAGAGATAGTTGGTTCCAAGACATAGATCGTTATATTGACGATGGTTGGAGAAGGATCGAGGAAGAAGAAAGACAACAGAGGGAAGCTGATGAGGCTGTCGAGGAATATAAGAGGAATAAAAATGAAGCAAATTAGAATGAACATAACATTTAAAGAAGCTTTAGATGTATTCAATGGTGATATGAGGCTTATGGCAAGGACTTTAGGACCTGTATCTCGACAAGCTTTATACAAATGGAAGGCAGATAACAGGCTACCATCAACAAGAATACTTAAATTACAACATTACATATACGAAAATGAAAGGGACGATATGCAATTTTATAGCCATCACATAGGTGACTTTATCAAAAGCACACATTATTTAACACATGAAGATAGAAGTGTTTATCTTGGATTATTATGGTTGTATTACGATACAGAAAAACCATTACCAAAAAATATTTCAGAATTATCAATGAAAGTTAAATCTACAAATGAAGTTGTTGAAAGATTACTCTCAGTTTTCTTTATTGAGACTAAAAAAGGGTATGTCAATAAACGAGCAGAGGCAGAGTTATCAAGGGTTTACGAGAGATCTGAGAAGGCTCGACAAAATGTTATGAAGAGATGGAATAAGCAGAAAGATGATGCATACGATAGTAATACAAACGTAATACTACCCATTACCCAAGACCCAATACCCAATAATAATATAAAAGAAACTATAGAACAGACATTTGATGAGTTTTGGGAAACATGGCCCTCTAGTAAAAGAAAAGTAGATCGAGCATCATGTTTAGCAAAATGGAAATCAAAAGAGTTGTATAAAATAACAAGACTGATTGTAGATCATGTTATAGCTATGAAAGATGATCAAGAGTGGATAGATGGATTTGTACCTAAACCATCCACATACCTAAACCAAAGAAGATGGGAAGCTGGTACTGGAGATTCTAAAGTTGATTCTATTAATCCATTGTTGCAAGAAGATAGGAGTCATTCATGAAAGACTGGACAGCTGGTGAGATTGTAGATCAGCTCACTGTCACTAAAAGTGAGATTGATGAGTATACAGGTGAACGATTAACTGATTTTAAAGTCAAGGGTTCAGATAGTTATGTGGATGAAGTTGTCGAGTATTTATTTCACGAGCAAGACTCAGGATATGCAATGCCATTTAGTAGGCTTGATGATCAGTTTAGAATTCGTACTGGTGAGTTAACAATTGTTCAAGGTATATCAGGTCATGGTAAATCGATGTGGTTAAACCAAGTTGTTCTCTACCTAACTAAAATGACTAAGTGTTTGATTGCAAGTTTTGAGATGAGACCTGCTATTACTTTATCTCGAATGATTATACAGTCAGGCAACTCTAAACCTACTGAGCAATATGTAAAAGAGTTTTGTGAGGCAAAGAAAAACAAGTTATACATCTATGATCAAAGTGGAGTGACTGAATCTGAAGACATCTTCTCTTGTATTATTTGGGCTAAGGAAATCGAGGGGATAGATATTTTTGTTGTCGATTCACTTATGAAGGTCAGTGATGTGAGTGAGGATGATTTTGAAAGTCAGAAAAAGTTTGTAGATCAATTAGCAGTTTTATCTAGAGATCTGAAGGTTCATATTTTTTTAGTGGCACACACTCGTAAGGTCGATGAGATGATGAAACCTGATCCTGAAAAGATTATGGGATCTAGTCACATTAGAAACTTATCTGACAATGTGATTTGTATTTACAGAAACAGGCCCAAAGAATTTCAGATCAAAGAAAAAGGAAAAACTAAAGATGAGATGAAGCTTGTCCCGGATGCGTACATGATTGTACAGAAGCAAAGAAACTTTCCAGCCGAGCCACAACTTAATCTTTGGTTTAATGAATTACAATTAAGATACCGGGAGAAGCCATGAAGGGAGTAAAAGAATTTGTTCAGGATATAGAAAAACACTTTGGTGATATTACTCACCTTCGCATATGTTATCCTGATGGTACAATATCGATGTGGAGAAAAATCAATGGTAAATTTTACGCTTACAAAAAACAATCATCAGGACCTGCTACTCGTATTGCAAAAGTTAAATCAAGAAAAGCTATACACTATAGAGATCAGGGAGAGAAAGATTAAAAGAAGTACCGATCAAAATAAAAGATTGTGGAAGTTGTATACAGTCATAGGTGAGTCACTAGGATACGAGCCATTAGAAATGCATGAGTTATTAGCATTTAAATTCCTAGGAGAAGAAAAAGAAATTAATGGAGAAAAGATTTTTAAAGTACCATCTACAACATCTTTGTCTATTGATGATATGACTGAATATCAAAAGCAAATTGAAATGTGGGCAGCAACAACTTTTGGGATGCAATTTAAAGATGGTTTATAGAAATAAAAAATTACTAATTAAGTTAAGAGATTTACCTTGTATGTGGTGTGGAGCAATGGATGGAACAGTTTGTGCTGCTCATCGTAATCAAGGAAAAGGTATGGGGTTAAAAAATAGTGATGCACTGGTAGCATCTTTGTGTTTTAATTGTCATACTGAATTGGATAACGGCCCTAAATTGTCGAAAGAAGAAAGACGAGAATTATGGAATGAAGCCTATGTCCGAACTATGCAATATTTAATTGAGAATGAGATATTAACTCTAAAATAAATTACTTATCAGTTTGCAGTGGTATCGAAGCTGCCACAGTTGCTTGGCATGATTTAGGTTGGAACCCTCTCGGTTTTGCAGAGATCGAAAAGTTTCCAAGTGAAGTCTTGTCTCATCATTATCCCCATGTCCCAAATCTAGGAGACATGTCTAACTTTAAAGATTGGAATTTAAATGGAACAGTTGACCTTGTTGTCGGAGGAACACCATGCCAGTCATTCTCAGTTGCTGGTCTTAGAAAAGGACTTGAAGACCCAAGGGGAAACTTGGCACTTACCTTTTGTGCAATTCTTAATAAATTTAGACCCAAGTGGTTCGTTTGGGAAAACGTCCCGGGCGTCCTCAGTTCAGGTGGTGGACGGGATTTTGGTTCCTTCCTCGGGGCGGTGGCAGAACTCGGGTATGGGTTCAGCTACAGGGTGCTTGATGCTCAAAACTTCGGAGTCCCACAAAGACGAAGAAGAGTGTTTGTTGTCGGACATTTTGGAGACTGGAAACCTACTGCAAAAGTATTATTTGAGTCCGAAAGCTTGTTACGGGATTCTGAGAAGAGCACAAAAAAGGGGGAAAGTATTACCTCCGACATTACTGAAGGCCCTACAAGAAGTGGCCCAAATGCATCAAGAGTAACACCCATGCTTCACCAAAATGTTATTGATCCATTATGTGCAAGAGATTACAAGGGGATTAATTCTGATGGTTTAGCACATAAAGCCATAGTCGAAAAGATTGCTTACTCTGCTAACAAGGCTCCGACTCTTACATCAAGTGCTGCAGGGATAAGTCGAGTTGGCAATGACACAACTGCTGATAGTCAATATGTTGCATTGGACCTGTACAACCTTAGCATCACAGGAGATAAAACAACAACAGTGACAACAACAGGTGGTGGAACTTCCACAGGTCCCAGTGTAATGAAAACATATGCATTGCAAGGTGGTGGAACTACATCCCAGTCCGGGAATGGTAATGGTATAAATGAAGAAAAATGTTTTACTTTAAATCAAATTGATATTCATGGTGTAGCTAACTCAATGGCAGTACGAAGATTAACACCAACAGAATGTGAAAGATTACAAGGCTTCCCGGATGGATATACCAACATAAAAGAAAATTGTCCTGATGGGCCAAGATATAAATCGCTTGGAAATAGTATGGCAGTTCCAGTAATGAGGTGGATAGGCAATCGTATTTCTATGCAAAATGTATGAAGTCTCGCACGTTTTTTAAAACATTTACAAATTCGCTAGACCTCGCACGTTTTTTATGAGAATTATAAATTCATCATAACTGTAAAAAAAGGTAAAAAATGTCAAAAGGCTCAGGAAGAAGGAAAGAAGACACAACCAAAGTAGAAGCGAACCCATTTTGGGAAAATACAACATTTGCAAAAAAGCAAAAGGAAAAATATGGCAACAAGTCCGACTCAACTCACACTAAAAGAGATGAGAAAAAGGGGATTTAAAACCCTCCAAGTGGTAGAGTCATTTAACTTTTTTATTAAGCAGAGGAAAGATCTCTTCGGAGCTTGGGATGTGTTAGGAGTTTTTGAGGGTGTGACTGTTGCAATTCAGACAACCACAAAAGCTAACATGAGTGCTCGTATTCGCAAAATTGAAGAGTCAGAATCATTAAATGATCTTAGGGATGCCAACTGGGTGCTATTAGTTCATGGATGGTACAAAGAAAAAAACCGATGGAAACTAAAGGAGGTTGATGTCTCATGAATGTAGAGCGATTGATGGATCTATTAGAGTGTTGGTCAAGGTGGATGCGATCTGATGACCATGGGTTAGGATATCCTAAGAAATCCCCATTCTTGCAAAGTGGAGGAGAAAGCACCGAAGGAGCTTTTGAGGACATGCTCGATGCGATGGATTTAAAGCAAGTGATCACCATTGATGCGATTATTGAAAGCCTTCCACAAGATCAAAAGAAGGCATTGTTTGCAAGGTTCTTAAAATCTAGGAAACCAATGTATTATGAAAAGAATTTGGAGATGGCAATAGACAATGTATTGACCATAGCATCTAGAAGGATTGGAGACTAAAAAAGTGAATTTGCTGACCTTCGAGTAATGGTATAATCAGGGGGAGGGGATTCCATACCCTCAATTCCTTGTATTGATTAGAGAAAGAGCCCCCCATCACTGAGGGGCTTTTTTTTAGAATAGCTGAAAAGCTAAGATTGAAATAGTAAATAAGATTGAAAAGATAATAAAGCTAAGAACATATAAACCGAAATTTTTTTTCAAGTGCTGCCAAAATGTTGGCTTGTAAAAAATCGGTTGTGGTTGATATTTTAAAAACTTGTCAGTGCTAATGTGTTTACCATTAATTCGCATGTTAAACCCTTCCATGGAAAAATAAAAAATAAATAATAAATAAAATATACCAAATTAATTTAAGCATCGATAATGTCCTCAGAATTACAAGCGATAAAGGAATTATCTGTATATGTTTCAATGGCATAACTTAACTCACCGACAATAGGTGACAAGATCGCTTGAAAGTGTTCCTGAAGATCATCGACTTCTTTAAGGCTCATATAGGAATTAGGTAGCTCGACTTGTGCTACCAGTGTTCTAATGACTTTGCCTTTTTGATCGCTTGATTGCTCTACTGAATACATTCTTAAGCTAATAAAATCCATTATTCTTTCTCCTCATTATTGATATGGGTTGAGATAACTTGCTCCCCTGTTGAATTATCAAGGCAAACTTCCCAATTGCCAATAGTTACAAAAACACATTCTTGAGTTCTGATGTCTATGATCATTATTTTCTCCTTGTGAAAATTTTATCGCATGTGAATGGTATAACTTGATTTTGATAATCAACATACCAAGCGAAGTTTTTTTGAAAGACTCGATATCCTAAGCCATATTGGTTAGAAGCTTGATTCATTCGATCTTTAGTGGTTTTAGTAAACCACCCCCCAGTTCGTAGTATGAATTCATTATCATTAAAAGACACCACATCGGTGTTGTGGTATTTAACATTAATAAAGTCATTTGATGGGTAAACCATCGTTTTATGTGTTCCAAGTTTGTGTAAATTTGCCATTAGTCATTCCCTTCCATAGGTGTGTATTGAGTTAAAATAAATTTAACCATTGTGTCGGTTAAATAATGGTATTGCTTCCATGCATCCACTGTTATGAAGTCATTAACATATGACATATAAAGCTCCTCAACTGTTAAAGCATGGTTAAACCCTTTTGGGTAATACATATTAAGTGGTAGTTTTTTATGCATTATTTGATCTCCTCAGAATACATTGAAGCTAACTCCTCGAAGTTAACATCATCGATGAAGTAATTAATTGCACCTTGAACAATGCTTTTGTGATCATCTTCATAATTACAATATGATCTAAATAGTTCTTTGAGTTCTTCTGCAAACTCAGAAGAGAAAGAGCACTTGTCGGATATCTCTTGCATGAGATCTAGATCAATCTCCGAAAAGAATTCGAGGTTCGCTTTCCAAGTAGCATAATTAGAATAACCATTATATTTTTGTGACATGTTTATCTCCTTAAAAACATTGATGAATATGAAAGTCTTTGAGTCTATTGCAATAGAAAGAAACCCAAAGTTCATTTTTAGTGTTGGTGATAGAAGCCATACAAGGTGCTAAAACTGACTGAGGAACTGTATCACCCTCTTGGTCAGTCAATACAATGTATCTATCATCATTCAATTGGATGGAGACTCCATAAAAGCCTCCACCGAAGTAATCGACTACCCATGGTAAGTCAAGAGCATTAAGCCAAGCCTTAACATGTTTAGTTAGTTTCGGTTCCATGATTAAGCCTCCTCAACTGTTCTATGATGTTTAGGATCGAGGTACTCATACTGACACCAATACTCTAATAAAAATTGCTCAACATCAT